GTTCTGACCCTTCATAAACTTTTTATCTGCATCTGGATATTGTAACACTATACACTTAATATTTAATTTTGCAAGTGTATTTTTATCCATTAATTCTTTTGTGGATGTAACTTTATTGACAGAACCAAATAGACCTTCTAATACTAATCTGTGTGTTTGCATACCATCAAGTGTACCAGTAAACCCATGTCGATACTGGGTCTGGTGCATTTTGTTCATTATGTTTGTAAGAGATTTTGCTTTGAATAGATGTACTTCATCTCCAAGTATACAACCAAACTGTTCAAAGTATTTTCTAGGCATTTTGTACAAAGACTGCCATGTAGAGATAGTTACTTCTTTTGTAATTTCTCTAGAGTGTCCTTGATATATCTTTTGCATCTTTGCTTCCAAATAACCATAATCAAGAAAATCGGAGTACATTTGTTCCACAAGAGATGTTGTAGGAACAAGTATAAGGACTCTGTTAGACTCATACCATCTACTCAGTAAGTAAATTATAAGTGACTTGCCTGAAGCAGTAGGACTAAGAGACAGGCTCCGATTGTTTCTGACTGCATGAGTAAATGCGGCCATCTGGTAATCACGAAGTTGTAAGTTCTTCCCCTTAGACTTAGGTGACACTCTTCTAATAAATCCACCCAAGACTGCATCTCTATGTTCTCCTTCATCTTTTACTCCTTCTCCATATTCAATACTTATGTCATTACGTTTTGCAAACTCTTCAATATAAGGTACAAGACCGAAATAAATTTCGCCTGTCATTTGATTGTATAAACGAATCTTTCCATCCCATACACGACTTTTGTATGTGGGCATAAACTTAGCGCCTGGAACTTCAAAGGTAAAGAAATCTACAAGTTCTCTTCCAATATTCGGTTCAGTATCTACTTTTACATATACGTCATTTTTCTTTGAAATTATCAAAGTGAACCTTCCATAAACCTTTTCCAATCAATCGCATTTTTAATTTGAAATCCACGATTGTTCATCATCTTGCAAACACTTTCTGCATAGTCACACATTGCATTGTGATAGTCTACTTTATGTTTGGCTTGTATTAAGTCCTCATCACTCTCAAGGTAGGTAGGAATGTCTTGTTTGAGAACTTTTAGGTCAAATGGTTTTTCTTGATAAATCTTTGGGTCTGATTTACCAGAGTAGTATTCCCATTTATGTCTTAGAAGTTTTTTATATTCTGCGTCTGCTTGTTTTGATAACAAGTTCCAACGAGTAAAGATTTTGAGGTATTTACCATAGAGTTCTGGAGTTTTAAGTGATTCAATATCCAGCTGGTCTTTATCTATTTTAAGGTCTTTTTCTGCTTCTTTTTGCAGTTGTTCTAAATCCATATTATAATCCTCAATTCAAGCGATGGTGGATTGTCTTACTTTTTCTATATTAATGAAATCTAGTTTCAATATAAAAAATTGTTGTTCAAGATATATCCACCACCTTGTATTATATAGTAAACATCTCATATAGTTTATAAGTGAATGTTGCAGTTGCAGTCAAATATGACACATCTGTTTCTTGTTGATTAAATGAAAGTCCACTTAGTGCAACTGGATACATATCTGAAAATCTAACTTCCATTACTGGATTGTTCTTTGCAGACATTACTGTAAGTGTTGCATCACCATACATCGCTTGTACACCAGTTGGATTGTTATTAGTTGCATCTTGTGTTGGGAATGTTTGTGATTCATCTTTTCTAAATGAACTAAACTGTGTTCGTGCTTTTGGAAATCCAATACCCACTAACCATTGATGAAGTTCTCTATAGTTTTCTAATTGTGCGTCAACAATAAATTCAATTTCCAAATTATCAAACGTAAGGTCATCACCTTGTACTGGAATAGCTTTAAAGGGTGTAGGGAATATAGATTCACCAAGATTTATGCCAGGCAAATTTGCAGCCGTGGTAAAGAATTCTACCTTTGGAAGTTTCTGTATACTGAATTTAAACTTTGTTGGGTCTGCATAGTCAAACTCTGTGGGTTGTCTAGCAAGCATATTTGTAGTAGTAGCCATGTTATTCTCCTACTATTATTTATAATGCACATAAAAAAAGACCAATGAAGGTCTATTTGTTATTATACTTTATATTCCAAATTTTACATAACCACTCAATATATTTTTTGTGTTCTTCTTTAGTCATTTTTTGCTCCTAAAAAAAGGGGGAGTAAAAACCCCCCCTAAGTTCCGATTTAAGTCGTTCTTTATTATGATTACATAATGTTTGCGACTTGTACTCGTCTGTAGTAAGTGTTGTCGTTTGCACCAGGCACAACATCTGTAGCAGATGAAGTAGCGAATGGGTTTTGTGCAACACCGTAACGAGTTTTGAAACCGATTTTCGGTTGGAAAGTATTCTCACCAACTGCACGAACCATTTGTAGTGGAACGTATGGGCAGTAGAAGATACCAGCGTCATATGGTGAAGTTCCCTTATAACCAACAACATAGTACTGTGAAGCAGCGTTGTTAGCAGCATATGGGTCAATATACACTTTGTATCTACCGTTAAGAACACCAGCGAAAGTGTTTCCAGTATCGTCAACTTGTAGGTTGTTGTTAAGAGCAGGAGCGTAATCTAATACACCAGCCATTTGCAATGCAGAAGCAACATCTGAAGAAGTGATAATCATGTTACCTTTTCCTCTACGAGTTTCTTGTGCAATTACGTTAGCATCTCTTTCGATTTGGAACATAAGTCCTTTGAACTTCTCAACAGACCATCTACCGTTTGAGTCAGTATCTAAATCGAAGATACCAGCAGTAGTTGTGTTTACAGAAGCACCTTTCTTAGCAGAGATATAGATTGTTCTAATTACTTCTCTGTTAATTTCAGCAAGGATTTCTGAAGACAGAATGTTTGACAATTCTGTTTCTGCGTCAAGACCGTGAATTGCTTTAAGGTCTTGTGCAAGTTCCATAGTGTATTCTGCTTTTAATGCTCTTGATTTTGCAGTCACAGTTGACTTCTCGATTGAGAATGCCATTTCTGCGAATGAGTTTGCAGCTGCATCACCTAACGCTTCACCTTCAGCAGTAGTCATACCACCACCAGTTGTTGAACCGTAATCTGCACCACCAGTGATATATGTACCAGCAGATGCGTTGTTTAGAACAGCAGGGTTAGTACCAGTCATTGTTAGTGAGTTCAAGTCACCAGCAGCGTCATCAGCAGAATGAGTTGTATCTGGTTCGTTGAATAGTGCTTCTGTACCACCAGAAGAACCTAATCTTGACTTCATTGCAAAGATAAGACCAGTTGGGCCAGTCATTGGTTGCACTGAACATACGTCATATGCAATCAAGTTTGGCATTGCTCGTCTTACTAGTGAAATCAGAATTGGGTCGTAATTCTGTACAGTACCAGCAGTTGAGTTAGTAGGTGCTGCTTCCGAAAGGAAAGCTGCATCTTCTTTCATTGCTTTTTCTTGGTTTTCCAAGATGATTGAAGTAACGGCTTTTTTGTAGTTATCCTTAATCTCAGGCAAATCTGGATGTTGGAGGACTGGCTGCCACTTCTCTTGTAAGTTTTCTGAATTATACATTTGTATTATCCCCTTTTAACTATATTAGTATTATTTATCATAATTTAATTCTTGACATTCTTAAAAGGTTCAGCATTTACACTATCCATGTAAGGTGCAGACCTCTTAATTGCACTAGTATACGCAGCCATAGCGTCACTTATGTCAATCTCTTGAGTTCCCTCATCATTCTCTTCAGTTAGAGATTGACTTGGAGTTGACTTAGGGAAATAATTTTCCTTAAGCGTGTTAAGTTTTTCAACAAAAGAATCTTTGTCGGTGAACTCAACATCTTCAACCAAACTAGCAAATTTCTCAGATTGAGTATCTGCAAGGTCAGAAGAAACTTCTTTGATTACTGACTCACGCACAAGTGAATCTTCAGATTGTTTCTTTTCAGTAAGTTTACCGATAGTCTCATTCAACTTACCTTCTAGTTCTTCAATCTTTTGTGCTTGTGATTCAAGTATATCATATTTTTCGTCTGGAACATCAATGTAATGTTCTTCAAACAATGCTTTTAGACCAGTGATAAAGTCTTCTGCAATCTCACCTTTAAGTCCTCTTTCAATTGCAAGTTCGTTGTCTTTCATCCACTCTGCAACAACGTAGTCAAGGTATCCGTCTACCTTTTCTGCGAGTTCAGATTTAAATGTTTCCATTTCCTCTGCAATTTCTTGAGTCTTTTCAGATTCAATTCTTTCAACTTCTGGTCGAATTTTTGATTTTACAGCAGCTTCAAAGATAGTAGATGCTTTTTGTTTGAACTCTTCAGAAAGGTCTTCACCTTCCACAAGTGCGTCAACATCTTCAGCAACAGTGATAGATGCAAGTCTCTTTTCAATCGCTTCTTTAGCTTTTGAAAGACCTTCCAATTCTACTTCTTCATCTGTTTTAGAATCAGCTTCCATATAACCAGAAACAAGGTCTTTAACATTAGAGGCAGACATTTTTTTCATTTTCTCTACCATAGCGTCTATAGCTTCAGTTTTAGACTTATAACTTGCTTTCATTGGTTTTTCTTCTTCTTTGAGTTTAGCTTCTGCGACAACCTCTTCTGCATCAGTTTCGGTTTCTTCCTTCACTGAATCAGCTTTCTGGTCGCCTTTATTAGAACTTTTTACAGAACCATCTTGTTTGACTTTCTTAGCAGCATCGGCTTTCTTTTCGTCACCCTTAACTACTGGAGCACCTAAATCCTCAATTTCATCTTCTTCTGCATCAACCTTTTTCATAGGTTCGGCTGCAACAGCACCCTTTCCAGCAGCGGAAGAATCTTTCTTAGATTCGGCCTCATTCAAGTCAGCAAGAACTTCTTGTTCAAGTTCCTCTATTGACTTATCAATTTCTGACATTTGAGTCTCCTTATTAATATTAATAATCCTCTTATACTATATTTATAACTTATAATTTCTTGAGGAATTTAGCGAAAGCGAGTGCTTGGTAATTCGCTTTTCTAGAACGCACATTACGTTCCATTTCGTCCTTGAGAGCTGCAACTTCTTGTTCTTGTAACAATCCATTGTTCCATACCCATTCTTTTCCTTCCATAATACCTTCAACGAAAGCATTTGGAGCGGAAGGGTCTGCAACAATGTCAGCCGCAGTCGCAAGGTAGAAATCATCATTCACATAGTTTGCACCATTCTTTTTGGACAAACTACCCATACCCCTTGAGGATACAGCGAGTTTACCACCGTCTTCCATAATACTTTGTACAATTTTACCCATTGGTGTTGACATAACTTTTGCTTCACCAATAAAGTTTTTTCCGTCTGGTTCTAAAGATGTTACCATATGTGATACTTTATCTAAGTTTACTGTTGGGCCGTCTGGATGACCTAACTCACCGTATGCACGATTTTGTTCAATAAACTCTTCATTGTACCTTTTTACCTCTTTTTCCAGAACGTCCATAGGGTAGACACGACCATTACGGTTTTTGATTTCGGCTTGCAAGAATACACCTTTTAATTTGTAATTCTTCTTACCATCATCATTTTGTTCCGTAATGTATTCTACGTCATCACTAAAGTGTTCTGATATTAATTTCATGTCATCACTCCCTATTGTAGATTATCGTATCCAGAAGTTTTTCTTAACTTCAACCATACTGTTCCTACAGATGCACTTCCATTTGTTAACAATATATCACCAGTTGCACCACCACTGCCTGGGTTTGCAATGGAAGGCATAGCCTGAGATGCAGTATTATATGCACCATTTCCGTTTAGTGATAATGCAACATCATTAGAACTTGCATCAAATAAAATATTCGTTTGTGAACCAGTAGTCCATTGACAAGCGACAATCGCAAGTCTAGGGTCTGAAGCCGCACCATCAAGTGCAGATGCATCAACAATACTGGCTGCACTGTTTGTTCCAGTTGTTGTTACCTTAACAACTGTCTCAAAGTCCGTATCCTTTAGGATAACTGCACTTACTGCCATTGATATTCTCCTAACATTTCTCGTTCAAAATACTTCATAAGTTCATTTTCACGCACTTTAAACTTACGAGCGGCATCTTTTATAGTTTTCTCAAAACTATTTAGGAAATCTGAAGGTTTCGCATCCATAATGCTAAAGATATGGTCTACTGCCTTACGCATTGCAGGCGATAGTTTCTTATACTCTTTAGATTTCTTATGCTCATCCTTTTCAGGCAAGTTAAGTTGCTGGAACTTCTTCTTCATTTTCCTCTACTTCTGGGATATGTTGCGTTACCATTGTATTCGCAACTTCTTCTCTTCTTTTCTCTAATGCATCTCCAACCTTAGCTGAGATTGCATTTTTAAATTGTGATTCTGCACCAAGGTTATCACCAGATGCAATTGCGTCAATTATATCTTTACTCATTTTTTAACTACCTTCATTTCAGTTATTTGTTTTTCACCTTCTGGTGTATGACTCATCATCATGTCATCATCTTCTTCACCACCACCTTCATCTTCTATCTCTTTATTCATTGATTCAATCTCTTCATCTGATTGACGAAGTACGTTCTTTTGAATCCATCTTTTTGAGAAGAAGTTTCCAAGGTATGGTTCTACTGTTCCTAACATATCTAATCTTTCTCTCAAGATTTCTGCATCACGAAGTTCTGCAAAATGTCCATCTTGCATCCAATCATATGCGATATGTTCTTTCATCATATCCCACTCTTCTTCTGCAATTACACCAGTAAGAACTAGTTGTGTATGAAGTAAATCGTGGAATAATGTTGTAAATTTCTTTCTTAGTCTTTGTACGAACTTAGTAAATTTAAGTTCATCTCTAGTAATCTCTGTAGACCTACCAATGGAAAAGTTTTGTTCAGCTTCCATTCTAGAGATAGGAACATTCAGTGACCTATAAAGTTTTCTTTGGAAATAGACAATATCGTCAATCTCACCAAGATTAGAACCGCCAGGCAGTGTAGTAATTTCTGTACCTCTACCACCTTCTCTTCTTGGTAACCAAAAGTCTTCCAACATTGACATATGATTTCTGTCATCTTTAATCTCACCAGTAGATGCATCATATACCAGTTTGTTTCGATAACGATTCATAACATCTTTTAGGTATTGTTCTGCTTTAATCTTTGGTAGATTACCAACATCAATGTAGAATATTCTTCTTTCTGGAGCTCTTGATATTCTGTAAATAACAAGACTGTCTTCAATCATTCGCAGTTGATTAACTGGTTTGATTGCTTTATGTAGATAAGATAATACTGAACCCCTATTCTGGTCAATAATACCAGAAGGACAATATGCAATAGCGTCTTTTGAAATCTTTAGTCCATTATTAACAGAACCACCAGTTGTAATGCCGTTTTCATTGTAGATGTAAAACTCAACTGCTTTTTGTTTTTCTTCTACTTGTGTAATAGGATTGGGTCTACCAGCAATTTTTTCTCTGACCTTCTTAACTTTTTGTGGGTCAATATATCTTAATTCGGTAATACCTTTTCTTGTGTCTTTTGTATCAATAACTTTATGATAGAATAAACGACCATCAACATACCATCTTCTGAATATGTCGTGACCCTTTTCTTGAAAAGATAACAATTGAAGAACTCTATCGAATTCTTCTCGTATTCTTCTCTTAACTTTATCGGATTGATTTAACCCATCTAGGGCTAACGAAATAGGTGCATCAAATTCATTAGATGCAACCGCTTCACTAATAATATCTTCTATCGCACTATCACACTCTGGTTGTTGTGATATGTTACGATACCTTCTAATCAAATCGTATTGTGTTCTATCCTTTCCTTCTATATCATAGGAAGAAGAATAGAAACCACCTTGTGCAATATCTTCTGCACCATCATCAGAAGTAGGGAGCGTAAATGTCGCTCCCCCTTCTTCTTTTTTACGAGTGATTGTGAAACCAAACAATTCAGCCATAATAACTCCTTTTCGTACTACTATTTAGTACGTTTATTAGAAGTTAACTGAAGAGGCTTCAAAGTGCGTGTATCTCCAAGTTACTGAGAACTCTTCAATAGCATTTGCAGTTTCATAACTTAACTCAATCGCACCAGTACCAGTAGGTTGACAGTTTCTTAGAATGTAAGATTTAAGAACTGTGTCATCTCTATCCAACTGTTCTACAGTCAAATCAGCAGTATAATCTGCAACATTTGATAGACCAGTATTTGTTACTGTATCATTGATAGAGTTCAACCATCTTTCGATTGCATTTCTAATGTTGAAGTCAGTATCATTGATAACTGTGGTTTCCCAAGCTTCAAATTCTCTGTCTCCAGCAACATAAAGAGTACGACCTCTAAATGGAACTGTAATCTCACCCATTGTTTGTCCAGGCAATGAAGCTGCTTTGATTAGAAAAGATGCTTTTCTTACATCAAGACCAGTTGCAATTGCGCCAGGCGTGTTGAAAGTTACTCTAAACTGGTTTGCTCTCGCACCACCACCAATAAGGTTTGCTTTAAATTCGTCTAACGTAGCCATTTAACTATCCCCCTATCTCTGAAAATGCGACACCAGTTCTCACTGCAATGAAGTTCAACTGAATGAAGTTAATAGACCTTGCTGGTTTGATGAAGATGTCTGCAACAAACTCGTTTCGGTCAATTACTTCTCCAGTATTGTTAGTTCCGTCTGCAACAACACTAAAGTCTGTGATACCCCTCCTACCTTGAATGTCTCTCAAGAAAGGTTCAACTAAGTTTCTAAATTGTGCTTGAGTAAATGCGTCATTGAACTCAAACAACTGGAATTTAGCAGCAGTTGCAATCGCTTTCTCTAGTAAGATAAACAATCTACGAACATTAATTCGGTCAAATGCACTTGGTTTACTTAGTGCAGTTTTATCACCGAAAAGAACCGTTCCTTGGCCTGGGAAGGCGACAACTGGATTCACTCGAGCAGGATAGAGAATATCTCTCTGTGCTTTGGTTGGGTTAAACGCAAGTTTAACTGCACCACGAATTTGTCCTCTATTAAAACCGCCAGGCGAGAAGAATGGGTCTGCAACTGTGTCTACGTTTGCACAAAGACCAGCCATATCACCATTTAGTGGTACAAATCTGAATACGTCATTGAACTTATCAAATTGGTACTTGTATCCACTATCAAAGACTGCGTATGAAGAACTTGCAAGGTTATCAAAGAAACCCTTGACATTTGATGCTTGTGTGGTAGAGTTTGCAACATTAACCACATCATCTCTTCTTGGTGAGATGAAAACAACAACGTCTTTTCTTTTCTCTGCAATGTCAATCAGATTGGTTGCGTGTGTAACACCATCTGTAGATGCTGGTGCTGTACCAGCCATAATGAGGTTTACATCAACTGTTTCTGCATCTTCAAATTCAGTGTATGCACTGTCAAGTTCACCAACTGTTAATGCATAATCGTCTGTACCACCACCAAGTGTGAAAGAAATTTCACCAGTAGTACCAGTACCAACTCCGTATGCTTGACCAGATGTTCCAGCAGTACCAGCGGCAATCTTACCACCACCAGCACCAAGCACTGAATGATGGTCTAACCAATATACAAATTGTGATTGTTTGAAAACCACATCTGGGTAGTAGTTAGTTCCACCTTGTGCAGTTTTAGCACCAAATGCTTTTGATACAAATGCAAATGTTTCCAGAACAGCGTTTGTTCTTTCACCAGCAGTATCTTTTCTGAAACCAGATATATTACCAGTTGTGTCAAATACAACAATGTGCATTTCATCATCAGTAAGGTTTTTACCAGTTGCATATGTTGATGTGCCAGGCGCACTATCGAATAAATCATAGAAAGCCCAACGTCTGCGAACATTAGTTGCAGCTGCAAGTGCAGTTTTAAGACCACCACCATTTGGGTCATCTTTACGTCTGATTGTTAAATTGTCTGTAGAAATAGCAGTTACTTCATACTCTTGTCCGTCTGCTTCATGGAAGTGAATAATATCACCTACATTGTATGCAGCTCCACCAGCACCAGCAGAACCACCACCAGTGTCAACTCCAACAGTAGTTGCACCAACAGCAGGAGTACCAGTTGTTACACCAAGTGTATTAGCGTTTCCAGCAAAAGTTTGTTCGTATGCAAGTGGCCCCAAACACATGGACACACCTAAACTATTTCCGTGAGTACCAGCACTTCTAGCACCCCACTCACCACTAGAAGCTTGTCCAGCGGCGTAATTATCTTGATAATGAGTGTCGGACTTAATCAAAAGACCAGAACCACCACTCATTGCATTTAAGACAGCACTTTGTGCTCTTACAACTCTCAGTGCGTTTCCGTACTGAAGGAAGTTAGAAGCAGTAAAGAATGTCTCAAAGTTACTTCCGTTAGGTTTACCAAACAGTCTGACTAAATCTTCTTCCGAAGAAACCGCTGTAATCTCTGAAACTGGGCCTTTCTCAAAGGCACCAGCAATCGCACCGATAGATGTCGATACGGCAGGAACTACATTGGTTAAGTCAACCTCTTTGACAAGAACCCCAGGCGATACTTGAAAAGGCATATTTTTTCTCCTTATTCTTTGTCAAATAAATCATTCTTGTGTATATTTAGTAAAATTGAGTTTCTAAAAACCCATTTTTATATGCACAAGAATCTATAAATAATACCATGTCATACTATAAACGATACCAAAAAACCATAAAAGAAGTTGCAAAGAAAAACTATAACCTAAGAATTATCTGGTTGAATGAATATCTTGCATCTCACTCTTGTCATCATTGTGGTGAACCAGAGACAGCTTGTCTTAAATTTTACCCCTACGATAAAGAAATTCGTTTTAAATCTAAACGATTGGGTCTAAATGAAGAATCTAGAAAAGAAGTAGTCAATCTCATAGAAAAATCTAAAGTAGTTTGTTCCAATTGTTATATTAAATACGAACACGACATTATTGATATTATGTAGGAATTTGGTGTTTTCTAAGTTTTATTTTTTCTAAGGTTTCTTTTTTCTGTTCATCAGAAAATATCATCCATTCCCTGATTTCATCCTGAGTTCTGTAACACCCAATACAGATATTACCTTCAAGTGTACATACTTTAATGCATGGACTTTCTACTACCAATTGTCTTCATAATTCCTTACAACTGGTGACCATCTCTGACCGTATTCATCTATAACATTTTCCCCCATTGGGTCATCAATACCATTGTCCATAAATCCAAATGGAGCCATATCTTGTTCTAATTGGTCTTGTTGTTCTAAGAACATTCTTTCTCTTATATCTACGTTTGTTAATTCTTTGAAATATGTTTGATTTGTCATCCACGCAAACAATACACAACACATTGCAAGGTCATCAGTATGTCCTTCTTCTGCTTGAAATGATTGTCCATGCTTGACAAATGTAGAAAATTCTGTTATAAGGTCATAATCATTTATGATTAACTTATCTGTTTCTATCAGTTGTTTGAGGTTTGAACACCCTAACATCTTTACTGCTTTGGTTGTTCTTACACCTAACTGCACCTTACCCCCAGAGAAACCAGAACCAAGTATCTGACCAGCTCTACCACGCATAGATGCCATAATTAGATTATCAAACTCTAAGTCATACTGCATTGCAGTTGCAACTTGTTCACCAATATCATTTACCTCAATCATAACATATGCGTTGTTATATGCTTTTGCAACATCATAGATTATATTTGGAAACAGTAGGGGTTTAATTTGATTGTTACGATATTTTGCAACAATACGATATGGGAGCTCCGATACATCAAATACAAGAAATGCAGAATAGTCTTGTTCTGTTCCTCTTGCAACATCACACACAATTGTATATAATCTATCTTTCTCTGGTTTCTTGTATAACTCCAATCCAGCATTACGTTGTATAGGGTCATCAAACACCATAGATTTAATCTTTGTTGGGTGTATAAGGGTATTGATAGACCCTAAGAATTCACACTCAAATTCACGATTAAATTGTTCTTGTGATGTATTTGCTATAGTTTCTACTTTCCACTTTTCATCTCTGCCTGGGATTTCACTCCAGTGAACATCAATTGGGTTATAAGAGTTTTTACCACTCTCTGCATCAGACCAGAGTTTGTAAAATAAGTTCATACCATTTGGAGTTGATACGATAACAACCTTTGTATTTTTACCAGATGATATTGTAGGATACACAGAACTGAAAAAATCCTCTGCGACATTGTGTGGTACGAAAGCGAACTCATCTAAGAATATCATATTGTAAGAACCACCACGAACTGCACTTGAAGATGTAGATGATGCAACTATTTTAGAACCGTTCTCTAAGTCCAGAGAACCTTTATTCCAAGACATTACTCCTTGTTGTAACCATTTGGGTAGGTTTTCGTATGCAAGTTGTAATCTGGAAAGAATATCTCTTGCAGTTGCAGCTTTGTTTGCAAGTATCGCTACTCTCATTTGTTCGTTGAATAGAACATAATGTAAGATATAAGATATAATTGTGGTTGTCTTACCAGATTGTCTGGGAAGTTTACATATAGTAAAACGATTATTATGAATCGTTCCTAGTATTTCTTTTTGAAATGGGTATACATCAAAAGGAACAAGACCTTCATCCAGAGATACAATTTTAATGTATTTCTGACAAAAATACAGAGGGTCTTGCATACACTTTTGGTATTCAAGAATATTCTCTTTTGTCCACTCTACTGGAACATTTGCTTTTTTTAGAAGTGGATTACCTAAGTAATGATTAATATCTGTCATAACAGATATATTTATCCAATTTTCTTAGCGGCTTCTTCTTGTTCTTTTTTATATGCAGCTTTGACATCACTTGTATGAAACTGTGCAACCATTGCTTTTACATCTGCACTTTCCTTAGATGAGTCTGAGTCTGGTGCAACAACATGGCGTGAGAAACTTCTTGAAAGTTCTACACCATCTTCTTCAATCACAGTAGCAGTTCTCACTTGAATGTGCTTATGCACACCTACTACTTCAATTTTATCTTGTTCTGTACGTTTTGTAATCGCCATTATTTTTCTCCTTTTGTCCGCCTCTAGTATCCACTAAAGGTATAAAGTTTTTTAGTTAGTAAAATAACTAAAAGTAAAATTAAATACATCATTAGCCGTTGGTGTAAAATCAGCAAAAGCACCATTACTTGTAGGATATAGAAATGTGACATAACTTACATTAGCATTTCCTATACATATTGGCACAATATTGTGTCCGTTTGCCAGAGCGGCATTATAAGGAACTGGTGAAAATCCAAAAAAGTTTTCTCTATCACCAGTATTGTTTTTAATAACATATGGTAGTGATATTCTCAAAGAACCAACTGGACTACTTACTGAACCAATCTGCATTTCAGAAGTACAAGTAACCATATTCCCAATTTTAGTATAACCCATTTTGTTTCTTCCAGCAGATGCTGTACCACTGCCTGTCATAGTAAATGTCATAGTGTGGGTGCCTTCTTCATAATCATCAAGAACATTTTCAGCCGCAGTATCAGAACCAAATGTAATACCAGCAGTAGATGTAATTTTTCCAGTAACAGCAAGAGTACCACCAAATGATGGGTTTCCAGTTACATTTCCAGTTAAGTTACCAGTTACATTTCCAGTTACATTTCCAGTTAAGTTACCAACAATAGTATTACTTGCAGTAATATTGCCAGAACCACTTCTTGTTGCGATTGTATCTACTTTTAATGTACTCATTGCATTATCTCCTCAACCACAAAGTATGAGTAGTAATAACTAGCTTGGTTAATACGCATGGCAACAGTTGGAGAAGCATACATTCTTCCTTCTACTTTTATCACCCTAGCATCAGTGTCACCAGCAGCAACCGTTGCTATTTTAACTTGTCTAGTATAGTTATTAGGGCCAGTTCCAGCACCAGCATCATTTTGAAAATAATATTCATAGTTTCCAGAAGAATGATAGTCTAGAGCACTTCCGTCATGTACTATTCTTACAATACCACCAGCATTAGTATTTGTGCCTGAAGTATAGACATTCATACTACAATTAAACATTATATATAAAAGACTTGATGCTGACTTTGGAGTAAAAGTTATTGAGGCACCAGTTACATCAGTAAAAGACTGTGAACTACTAGTAAATGCAGTATTAAATTTAGTAGACACTTTTTGAATTAAATGACCAGCAGGAAAAACTACACTAGAACCAACTGTTCCAGCAGTAATAGTACCAGCGTTTGCAATACCACCACTTGCAGTAAGAGCACCAGTTAAAGTTGATGCACCAGTAATATTTAATGTTCCAGGCACCACAAGATTGTGTCCAGACCCCAGACTTACATTTCCAGAACCAGCAACATTTTCTATTGTATCTACTTTAATCTTGGATGACATTTAACTTTCCTTATTATAACTATTTATGATAACGCAGCTGCGTCATCTCTTGCTTTACGATTTTTATAATCACTTCTGGAAAGTACGAGCTTTACAAAATCTGCTTGGTTTGATGGAATTGGGTCAGTGAAAGATTCATCATTCATTAACTTTGTTGTCCACTCTTGTTGCATACGTTTCCAAGAGTTGTTTATTTTACCATCTACTGCACCTTGTACCCATGAATCTAGACCACTATTGTCTGAACCATTATATAAGTCGTTAGATAGTATTTGTTGTTGTACATCTGTCAATGTAATTGTTTTTGTATGATTTGCCATTTTAATCTCCTTTAAGATATGTTATTTCGCATTGGCATATTAGCAGGCTAGAAATATTGATAAGTAAGTTTCTGGATAAACATCTGTTGTATTAGAAGAACCTTCAACAAGAAGTTTTACAATAAATGTATCATTAGCGTCCATGTCTGCTAAAACATTAAAATTAAAACCAAAATAAACTGGTGAAGAGTCAAAAGCGTCTGGGTCTGTTGTTACATTATAATTTCTATTTGATGTTTGAACGGAATATTGAAAATAAGCTGCAGCAGTTGGTAATCCACCTAACGTAGCACCTACACCTATATAATACTTGCCAGTAACTGGGGCAGTAAAAACGTAAGTAGAATTATTAAAATCTGCATTTTGGTCAAATATTTCTGTAGCAAATGGAATAGTATATAAAGCGCCTGCTGTGATATTTGAAACTGTTGAAGTAACTTTTGCTTGAACTGCTGGTTGACTAGGCATAGTTACATGACCATTTGCATCTATGTTTAATCTATTAACTTGATTGGTGGCAAGAGCTAAATCATTAACTGTAGTACCTTGTTTTATTTCTGGGGAAGTTCCAGTTACCGCTGGAAAAACAATTCTACTTGCTTCAGTAAGTCTAGCGGCATCAAATTTTGTAACTTGACCAGTACCACCACCGACAACAAGTGCAAAGTGATGGGTAGTTGCAGTTGCTACAAAAGTAAAAGAGTGAGTACCAGTGCCTAAGCCTGAATTAGTAACAGTTTGGTTTCCGTTTGCAGATGTACCTATGTATAGTCTAGTATAATTACCAGCATCTTGTGTGACAACAACAGATGCAATATAACTTTTACCAACGACAAGATTATCGACTTGTTGGTTAGCAAAACCATTAACACCACCGTTAGGTGTTATTTGAAGTGCTCCAGAACTAATCGCAAGAGCTGAACCAGTTGCAGCCCAACCAGTAGTATTAGTAGTAAAATCACCATTACTAAGAAGGTTTGTAGTATTTCCTACATTAATATCATCTTGAAATGTAGCAGCACCAGTAGTAGTAAGTGTTCCACCTAATGTAGTTGCACCACTTACAACATTAAATGCATCACCAGATTCAATCTTGACTGTGTTTGCATCTCCACCAGATGTAAGTCCTGCTATTGTTGTTACTGAAATCTTACTCATATCTTATACCACCGAAAGTTCACCGTTAACTGTAAGTGTTACTCCACTTGCAATCGTCAACGGGCCGGCTGCTAATCCATTATTATTTGCATCTATAGCAACACTTGTGTTTAATTCATTTTCGTGAACACGAATAATATCTCCAGCACCACCAGATGTTTCTCCAAGAAACTTACCACCACCTAAACCAGATGCACTAACTCTTTTAAAAGAACTTGCAGATGTATCAAAGATAACAAGTTTATCTCCAGATGCAGACTTGTCTACATCAGCATTTGCAAGTGTAGTTGCAGAACCTTGAATTGCACCGTTTCCTACTGTAGTTAATAATGCCATTTTATTTTCCTTTTAACATCTTTTGTAATTCAGACGTAGAACCAACAAACAATGCGTTAGTAACATTCTTAGGTGCGTTACTTGGTACTTCTTTTAACTTTTGCATTTTCAGTTGTAACTCACCCAACTTCTCTGTTACGTCTGCAACATTCTTAATCAATTGACCAGCAACCTCATAAGACCGTGGGTGTTCACTTTCCTTTGCAAGTTCAAGAATACCATCTATCGCATCTTGTCCTCTTTCGACCAACTGATAGAAATTTCTACGTTGGTACTCATAATCATTGTCTACCTCTTTTGGAACTTTGACCTCTGGTAAAGTTACTGTAGAGGTTGATGTTTCCACAACATCAGTAATACCTAAAACATTATCTAATACGTTTACGCTGGTTTCTTGGGCCATGATACGTTTTTCAATGTACCATCATCATTTAGAGCTGCGTTTTTACCATTATTGTGTGCTGGTAAATCACGAAGTTCTTGACGATAAGTTTTCATATCAGCAGACATTGTTACGTCAGAATTAGCAGTCCAATCTGTTTCAGCGAGTTTTGCATCTCTTTGTTTACGAAGTTCTTTCATAGGTGCAGCTGAATCAATAGCGGTCATCTTGTCTGATACTTGTTTCCAAGTTACACCCCAATCTGAAGTGTCAGCAGATTCGATTGCAGTACCACTTGAGTCTGCACCAGTAACTTTTCTGAACATTGACTTGAACTGAGATTCGTCTGTAGGTTCGCCACGCATAACCCACTCAGTAATACCAAGTTCACTTAATGCTTCTGAAGCTGTTGCCATTTTAATTTCTCCTTAGTTAATTCTTTTCTATATTTATAACTGTTGTTTATCCGACAAAGTAGCCTGTCCAGTAAGAGTACGCACTTCCAGTACCGTACACACTTGAACTAGCTTGTGTGTTAAGTGCTATCTCTGCACCAGCAGTTGCATAATAAGCAATATTAATAGAAGTACTGGCATTTATGTTTGCACCAGAATCACTACGGTTTCTTGCATTTGCAATACTAGTACTACCATCTTTCATATTAATTTCTAGAAATTCAGTATCATTAGCTAATGCTTGAACACTAAACCACCAAACTCCAGTTAAACCAGTTGGGATTGTATATTTTCCAGTAGAAGTATTGTAAGCACTTTCTGTGTCTCTAATAACACTGTTCCAAAGAATAGTTGTAGATGCTCCTACATGACCATTTGTTTTACCTACATGAAAATGGGGTTTTTCTGGTTGTAAAATTCTACCACCACTATCAATCGTCAGTGCAGACGTTCCACCAGTATGTTGAATTGTGTTTACTTTTAATGTTGATGCCATATCCTATCCCTTACTGTGCTATTTCTATTGCATTTAAAAATATGCCATTATGAGGGAATGTGCCATTAGATGAACTTGTCCAACCCATGTACATAGTTCCAGAACCACCGTTGCGTCTAAACCATACCTCGTATGTTACAGCACTTGTAGTATTTGGTTTATCTGGAAAAGTAAATGTTTGACTATACCATTCATAAGCATTTGTACCACCTCTTTGAAGAATACCATAATTTACTCCACCAGAAGTTTGATGACCTAAATCTGTTGTTGCACCACCACTTATAACTCTTTTCAATGTTATATACGCATAATTATTAAAATTATTAGACAGACCGAATTGAAAATCCCCATCAATTAAAATAACACTATTTGCATATTTTGGTGTTATTGTAACAGTAATATTACTGTTGACATAGGAATCACTAGCTGCTGATGCTTGAGTAATCATAGCAGCAGTTGGGTCACGATATGCAAATTGAACTACTGACCCAGGCGCTTTAATTGTTTTACCAGATGCAACTGTAATGTCTGTACCACTTGCAGTGTTTAGATTGTTTACGAATAAAGTACTCATTGTGCAATCTCCCTAATAACAAAGTAACATTCAAATACAGCACCATTATTAAAGTAAGCTGCAGTAGACCCTCCAGCAGAAAACACAACCTTATATGTTCTTGCAGATGTATTACTTGCTGGAATTTGTAAATATCCACAGTAATTTCCAAAATGCAAAGATGTACCGCTATTAGTGTAATGACTTGACATTCTTTGGTTGGTGAGAGTACCAACTGCATTATTACTTGAATCGTTGATTCTAACATCAAGCTGTTGGGTTGCTTGAATGTAACTTCTACCACCAAGAACACATAATTCTAATACACTAGATGCAAACTTTGGAGTAAAAGCTATCGACAGTCCAGTGTCAGTATAACTTGTTCCAGTTCCAGAAACATCTCCTGCTACTTTATCTTGTGCAACTTGCACAATACTCCCAGCAGGCAACTTAACATTTGCAGCTGTGGTTGCACCTACGATATTATCTACTGTTAATGTTGAACCCATTTCTTATCCCCTATACAATCGTAAGATTTCCAAGAACTGTAAGGTTTACAGTTCCAGATGTGGATACAGTCAAAGGCCCAGCACATGATGAGTTGTCACCAGATGCGATAGTCACACTAGTGTTTAGAGTTGATTCGTTTGTACGAAAGATGTCACCCTTCTTTGATGCAGTAGTAGTGTTACCATTCTCTCCTTGGAAATAACCAGAACCACTACTAAAGGAAGCAGTGTTTACATCTGCATCTGTGAGCTCACCATCTTTGATAGCTCGAGAAACGATTTGTCTAATTGCCATGTCTTAATCCTTTTTTATTATTTATGCATCTTCTGTATCCGTACCAGTAACCTCATCATAATTTTTTGCGTCTTCAAAGAATGAAGTTGTCTCATTAAATCCAAAGTTATCATCTGCATCTGCACTTGCTGGACTTGGAGTAACATTATATCTTTGTTCTCTCTTAGGTGCATTGATAGGCATATCTGTGTACTGGTCAACTTGTACAGACTTAATAACTTTCTGGTCTGTAACTGGGCCGTATAGATAGAATTTTGCAGTAAACGATAATGTATATGTAATTACTCTTCTATCTTCAAATGAACCTTCATACTCATCTGCATAAGTTACGTTACTTAAAATGATTGGAACATCTCTTGTTGTTCCCATTGAAGAATTATCATTTAGTGTAATCGTGTAATCTGGTTGGAAGAAAGGTAAAATCTGTTCTACAATTTGAAGTGCATCATCAGATTGTTTTGCCATAACCACTAATTCAAAATCCATATTATATGGTACAGGCATAAACTGTGATGATAATGTCTTTCCATCTGTTGAATCATTTGTTTTTTTAACTTTTTGAACAGAGTTTAGTTTACGAGATGGGTCATAAGAAATACCAGATATTTCAAAACCTATTCGTGGTAAAGTCAACGCAACCTTCTTACTAAGGGTTGGGTCTTCTCTAAGTCTTGTCAAAAACTTTTGTTTTGGGCCGTATGCAAGAGGAACTTTCATACTTTGCACAGTTGCACCAGAACTATTCGTTCTTATTATATTAATATTATTGAAAATAGTACCAAAGGCGACAACCACCTTTCGCATAGTTTCATGGTAAAATTGTTGTCCTAACATATTATTATCCTATTATTTTCCAATATCACCAAACGGATTTGACTCCGAAAAGTCTATGATATTATCATCTTGTGTTTCAAAGAAGTCGTTCATTGCATTTTCATCAATTGTATCAACAACAAATGCCTCTTGTATTATATAGTCACCAGTTTCAGTGAGTAGTGAACCAGTTCCATCTTCCAAAGAAACTTGATATACTAACTGGTCTAGAGAGTTTGCAGTTTCAATTGCATCAATTTCTGTAATACCAGTATCAATATCTTCTCCACTGTATTCAAAAGTCTTACACTTTAATTTAAAAGCTGGAACATTGTGGACTTGATAGAATGGGTCATCATGGTCTACGAAAGATATTTCAAATATCTTCTTTACTTTTGGAAAGTAAACCAAGTCACCTTCATTCGGTCTTGTCTTCACAATCAAATTAGAATCGTGAGATACTAATTGTTCAAATCTTCTTCTTGCAACTACAAAGGTAACGTCCTCGTTCATCTGTAAACCGAACTTAGACATGATTTCTTTTTCACCTTCATAACCTTCTACATTTTCAAAATACATTTCGATTTGATATGCGTCATCAAACTTAGAAAGAGTGTCCTCTCCAAAGAGTTCATCTTCTTTTACTAAAGTTCTTGGAATATAGAAAACATCTTGTCCATAAATCCTTAATTGTTCTATCATTAAATCTTCATAGAGATGTTGTTCTGGTTTAGTTCCAGTATCGAAATATACATTTGTCGGCATCAAATTATCCTATCATGTAGTTGGGTGGTAGTTCATACGCAAGTTGAATTTGTTCCTCTAACTTTTCTATGTCTGCCTGAGCCTCCTCAAATAGTTTCGCACCATTTAGAGTTACACCACCTAACATTTGTACACCTTCAAACTTAGAAAGATTTGCACCCCATTGTCTTTTAATTAGTGCAGTAGTATATCTTTTTAAGTAAATATCATTGTAAACATCTGTGTATGTTGTTGGGTCTAACTTACGATAACATTCAATAATAATGTAATCATCAACATTTACATCTTGTGACCAATCCATATCTATGTATAATCTATTTTGATGTTGATTAAAACGAATAGGTTTTTCACCAACAAGAATATGGTCTAAGAAATCTAGATGTTGCATAGTCATTTCATAGTGAATAATAGATTCACTACTAAAGTCATACAAATCATTTAGACGTAATTGGTATCGTACATCAAACATATTTACAGTATTCTTATCTGTAAAATCAAATATTCTTACAACTGATAATACACTTTCTGGTACTGGTATAAAACCTTTTCCATCTAACCAAGCGGCTGTAATTGAACCGTCCACTTTATCAGTTGCAGTCTCAGTAGTATTTGTTGCAGCTCTGTCTATCTCTGCTTGTGTAATTTTATGTTTTAAGTAAACTCTCTCAATACCATCATAATGATATTGTGCAAAGTATTGTAATGCGTCATCTATTCTATCATCTACTTGGTCATCATCAACATTAATGTCAATTACAGGCTTACCAAGAGTTCTCAGACAATGTTCTTTTAGAGATGCTTTTGTGTTTGGGGTGGCCATATCATTTTCCTTTGTTATTATTTAGGTTATCCAAGTGCTGTAGCCATTGCAATTGAAAACCCAGCAGTTGCTATACCAGTTAAATTAGAACCATCTCCATCTGCAAGAAGAACTGTACCAGATGCATTTGGTAATGTGATTGTTCTATCTGCTGTTGGGTCTGTGACTGTTAGTGTAGTTTCGTGTGCATCAGCAGTTGCACCTTCAAATCGAAGTGTATTTCCAGTGTTTAATAAAATACCATCAGTTTTTATTCTTGCAACAATCTCATTTGAACCACCAGATACGACTGCAAATTCTAATAAACCGTCTTCACTACCAGCAGATGCGTCACCAATCTTACCAGTAATCTTTGCATATGTATGAGAACTACCACCATCATCATCACCTTTAAATGCAAGTTGTCCAAGATAATCTGCATCAGCAGGACTTGAACTATCACGAACTAAACTGACTATTGGAGCTGCACTTGAACCAGCATCTGTTGAGGTAAGTGTAATATTACCAGTAGTAGAAATGTCACCAGTACCAGTAATATTATTTGAGTTCAAGTCAAGGTTAGCTCCCAACTGAGGAGAACCATCTTCTACTAATTCGTTTGTTGCTTCTACTGTAGCATCAACATACGCTTTTACTGATTGTTGAGATGGAACATGAGTTGCACTGTTTGATGCCATATTATCTTCATCTTTAATTGCATTACTAATTCTTGCATCAGCTCTTGCATTAGTAAAGTAAAGATTAGTAGAACCTTCTGATAAATCATCTGTAACAAAACCAGTTAAGTTTCTTGTACTAGTTGTTAATGCCCAACCCATATTTGCGTGTGAAGAACATTGGTAATGTAAAACTTGTGGAGTTGTATCTGAAATAATAATCTGGGTATATGCTCCAGCACTTCCAGGCGTTCCATTTGTTGTAACACCAGTTGTAAAAGCAGTTGTTTTGCCAGAATCATAATAGAAAAGAAGTGGGTGTGTAGAATTACTTGAATCACTCTGGTCAAACCGATAGGTAATTTTTGGGATAAGTTTTAGATATGGAGAGAATACACCGTTAATTTTATACTTGCTACTAGAACCAGTACCGTGATATGGATGTGCAGAAGAAGATGTTGCAACTGTTACTTTAAACGTAACAACATTAACATCAAAGTCCGTTGCATAATGGTTTGCAAGTGTGATAACTTGACTAGAACCATCACGAACATAGAACTTTTTGTCTACGGTATTTAACGCAACTTCACCAGCAATTAAGTCTGAGGTATCTGGTATAACCGATATTGTGTGACTGCGTTTAAGTTTTATTGGTGTTGTAGCCATTAGGCAATCTCCCTAGACTACTAACTGAATGTTCCGCCGTCCACCGCTGTTGCAAACGCAAGAGTATCAGAACTTGCAGTATATGTCAAGATACCATCATTTGAACCACCCCCATCTAACGCACTAAGTGTGTTAGCAGAGTTTGCGACTAGAACTGAACCTTTTGCAATTGAAGCTAAACCAGTACCACCGTTTCCAACTGGTAATGCACCAGTAACTTTTGCAGTTAAGTCAATAGAACCAGCTAACATTGCATTTGTAATACCAGATGCTTTTACTCTTAGTGCATCTGAACTAACTTCTATAGAAGAGTCATCAACTCCAACATTCAATGTGTTTCCAGATTTTGTAAGTGC